CGCCCGCGATTGCGCCACCGGCCCCGATGAGCGAACCTTTCATGGCGCTTTGCCCGGCGGACCGGGCCGCCCCGGCCTGCTGCCGGGCCGCGTCCTGCGCCGTGGCCGCGTTGAGCGCCGCGTTGTATCGGCTTTCGTCCCGGTTGAGGAACGCCCCGTAAGCCTGATCTTGCAGCCCCGTGAGCATCGTCGGCGTGCTCTGGCTCATGTTGAGCAGACTGAGCCCGCTCTGCGTGGCGCCGCCTGCGTTGGTCGGCCCGGCCAGAATCTGCTGCGCCGGATCGATCGCCTGGTTGATCGTCACCGCGTTGGAAAGCAGCCCGGCCCGTTGGGTTTGGAACCCGGCCCGTTGCGCCGCGTCGGCTCGGTTGAGCTGTTCCACGTTCGTCCCAAAGTCCCGGTTCTGCGCCTGTTCCCCGAGCAACTGCTGATTCACCGATCCCGCAAACCCCTGGCGTTCCCGCATCCGGGCGCGTTGCGCTGCGTCGCGGTTCATCACCTCGGCCACGATGGCCGGGTTGGACCGGACCAACCCGCGATCCGCAAACGCGGCTCGGCTGGTCTGATCCACGTTGCGCGCTTCATCCGCCGAGAGCCTGCCGCCGAGGGAGAGTTCATCGAGCGCATTTTGCTGGAGCGCTTGGGAGATCGCGCTCGGCCCCGCGGCCAGCGCGTCCTCGTTCAGCGCAGCGAGCAACGCACTGCGGCCCGTGGCGGCATCGCCCAGCGCATCGGCGGCGTCGGTCGTGCCCGAGTTGTAACGGTCCAGCGCACTGCGCAGCTCCGGGTTGGCCTTGAACGCAGCGGCCCGGGCGCGTGGCCCGAACTCCTCCAGGAACCCGATCCGGTTCGTGCGCGAGGTTCTATCGGCCTTCTCCATCGCGTCGGCCGTGGCGGCGATCGTCTTGGGCGTCTGCTTGATCGCGGAGCTCAGCGTTTGTTCCTGCCGTTGCTGGAACGAGTCGAGCAGGTTGTTGGCGTAATCCTGCGCGCTCTGCTGGTTGCGCCTGTCTTTGTAAGAGGGCGCACTTTTCTTCTTCTTCTTGGGCGAAAGCGTGTAGGAGCGCGACATAAAGTTAGAGGCCGAGTTTGGCGCGGCGTTCGAGGATCTCGGCCTCCAGGGCGCGGATCTTCTCGGCTTCCTCCGCCCGGCGTTTATCGGCGAGCGGTTTGGCGGCGAACGCGAGCAGATCCAGCACGGGCTGGAACTTGCCGGACTCCACCGCCTCGGGCACGACCGTCGCCGCCTTCTCCAGCACCTGGGCTTGATAAGCGAGATTCGCGTCGAGCTCGGCCTGGAGCCCGGCCTGTTCGGCCTTGAGCGCTGCGGCTTTGTCGGCCTCCACGGCGAGCGCGTCGGCGTGGGTTTGTTTGAGCGCGGCGATCTGCGCGGCGTGTTCGGCCCGGAGCGCTTCGTCGTAGGCGACCAGCGCCCGCTGGATGTCTGAGGCAAGCTGCGGGTTGTTGGCGATGGTGTCGCAAACGGCGCCGTAATGGCTGCCGTTGACCAGGACGCTGTGCGGGGATTCGATGTTGATCATGTGTTGAAGACTAAGAGGTCATGGACCACCGTTCCGATGTTGTACGAAGAAGTGCCTGCGTTGAGGTAGTAGACGGTCACCGTGTCAGCCGTGAAGCAATCCGCGGCGATTTGAATGTTCGGCCGATTTGCGCTCTGTGGAACGATAATTGTCGCCCCGGGCAACGCCCCGGTAACAGTGGATGCCACGTTATAAAGGACGCCCGGGTTCAGCAGCCCCCCGTTAGGCGTCTGCGTGACGGTCGACTTGAGCACGCTTTTTAACGGAACACCCGACGCGCCGATCTTCAGCGGCACGTTGACCTGGAGCGGAGAAGTGTCGCTGCGCATCGCGCAGTTCCAAACAGGGCGCGCAGCACCGGCTGCTGTAGTAGAATAAAACCAAAACTGACCGTCCGCTTGAGCTTGTAGGTAAGGCGTCGTTCCTGATTGATCCGTGAACAGAATAGCGTTGGTGTTATTCAACAGCCGCACATCCCCAGCCACGGTGAGCTTGTGCGTGGTGGAGGGCGTCCCGATTCCCACGTTATTCCCGCCTGCTGATCCTGTAAGGAAAAGCATTGGCGCGTTGACGTTGCTTCCGTTTGTTGCGCCCAGCGCCACGCCGTAATTCAGCCCCGCCGGGTTGAACTCGATAAACCCTTGGGGCGTTGCGTCGGTGAACTGCTGCAAGCGCGTGGTGGTGGTTTCCCAGTTTGTCCCCGTGGAGTTCCGCACCTGTAAAAGGCGGAGCGTCGAGTTGTTCCCGTTGCTCCACTCTGCGCGGAAAATCTCAGCGGTGGAAAAGGCTGGAGAAGCGACCACACCGCCGCCGACGTGAAGCTTGGCCTGCGGCAAGCCCGTTCCGATCCCGCAATTGTTGTTAACGTCCCACGCGATGAGGTTGGTCCCGACGGTCTCCGCGTCGTTGAGCCGCGAAAACTCGACCTTGCCGCCAAGCTCGACATAGCCGCGCACTATCTTTTTATCGGTCGGCGCGCCCGTGTTGGTGAGCTGCAAATACGGGTAAACGCCGTCCGTGATCCGCAGCGAACTGAAATTCGTATCCGACGCCACCACGCTCCCCGGCGAAAGCGCCACCGTGGGCTGCCCCAGTTGGTTGAGCTGCGCCTTGCTGATAGGCCCGGAGACGCTCGAAAGATTGATGCCTGGTGTGACTGTGAGAATCATGCGAGTGGTTTCAGGGTGCGCTGCGGGTTGGTGGCCTCCACCGTGGTGGCCGTCACCGCGCAGACGCCTTGCGTGTTGCTGATCCGCATCGACACGGAACGCGCCGTGGCCGACACCGCCCGTTTCTCAAGGAGCGTTTGCCGGGCGTCGAAATCCACCCCGGGCGGGTCGAGCAGAATCGGCACGGCCAGATCCACGGAGTAATCCTCCCGGCGCGGCGTGGCGTGATCGAGCGCGGCGTTGCTCGGGTTCCAGTCGGGCACCCCGTGCGTGTAGTAGCGGGTCCGGCTTTTGGTGATGGCCGGGCCCGTGCTCGTCGTCTCGTTGTAACCGTCCGTGAGCAGATCCACCGTCACACTCGGCGCCCATGTCTCCAGGTTGAAACTGATCCGGCGCAACACCTTCGGCTGATGATCCTTGAACGTGTAACCCCGGGTCTCGATCTGGTCCGCCACGGGATACTCCACCCCGTTCCATTGATCCGTCACCCCGTCGTAAAGCAGGAACGCCCCGGACTGCGCATTGTCCGACCCCCCGGCCGGTCCGTGATACATCCCGTAAAGCCGTTTCTCCCCGCCCCAATCCGAGATCAGCAGGTTATCGAAGAACAACCCGGCGTCCGTGGCCGACTGCGGCACGGGCCCTTTGTGGATGCCCTGCCAGGCGTCCGTCACGGTGTCGTACACTAGGAGCGCATTGGGCCGGGTCGCCGTGTCGAGCGGCACCGCAAGGTAGTAGTAGCGCCCCAACACCGCCCCCGTGCACAGGCCCCGGGCGTTCTCGTTGATCCGCCGGATCAACGGGGTGATGGGGTCGGACACCGGAGTGGCCCCCGTTTGCAACCGGCCCTGGATGATCTGTTGCACCCGATACACCCCGTCCGACGCCAGAAAGAAAACGTCCCCGCCCACCATCGCCACCGAACGCCGGGCCGCGCACCCGATCTCCGCGTTGATCTGGTCCAGCCGCACCTCGGAGAGGTCGCCGTAAATGTTGGAAATGAGATGCGTGCTCTGGTCCTTGAACACCAAGAGCGAATTGTTCGTGAACGGGAACACGCGCACAATCGCGTCGTCGCTCCCGGAGTTCACGTTGAAATCATTGAGCGCCGCGTCGTAAGCCGTGTAGTCGAGCAGGTCGGAAACGGCGATTTGGTCCCGGCTGTAGGGGATGAAAAGCCGGTTCGCCATGAGCTCCGCCGTCGTCGCGCCCGGGATCGGGCTGAGCCCGGCGCCCGGGTCCACCTGAGATGCCTGCACAAACGTCGTGTTGATGTCGCCATCCCACACCCAAGGCACCTTGCCCGGACCCCGGAACAGGAGCACCTGGTTGAACGCCTGCACCACCTCGATGGGGTCGGCGGTCGAGAGTCCCGTGTAAGCGATGCTGAACCCCGAGCTGTTTTCCCGGGTGAAATACGCCCGGTCGCTGGCCGCGTGAACGATGTATTCCACGCCGTCCGGGTCGGAGTAAACCCCCGAGCCGCGAATGAACGTGTTGGCCGGGAGCGCCGCCGTTTCGATCCGGTGACTCACCGGCATCCGGAACCCGGGCCGTGTGTCGGCTGCGCCCGTGGCGAACACCTTGTTTGTCGCCCCCGCGCACCAGCCCGGTTCCAGCAATTCCCTGCGGAGCTTTGTGTTCACGCCGAGGAACACAGAATCGCCGTCCACGCGGCTCTCGGCATCGTTCTGTGTGGCTCGTTCGTAACGCACGGGAAAGACAGTGAAAGCGGGGCGGCACCGCTGGCAAAGCTGCGGTGCGGAAACCACGGAAAAGCGGGAAATGAAGGCTCGTCAGGCGGTCGGCTCCATGAGCGGCTCCGCCCCGGTGCGTCCCGTGTTGGCGTTGGTCTGCTGCTGGATCATGAACTGGAGATGTTTCACCCGGTTCTCGAACAGCGCCTTGCGATCCGCCCGCATTTCCAGGCTCTGCGCGGCTTCCGGGTTCTGCTGGACGATGCCCAAGAGGGTCTGCAACCGGAGCTGATAGTTCTGGCCCGAGGCCCGCATGGGCGGTTCCACGCCGCTGGTGATGAGCGCGAAGTTCTTCTGCTCGTCCTCGGTCTCGTTGGCGGCCACCGCCTGGGGATCGCCCACGAGCTGCTGCGCAAGCAGCGGATCGAACGAACCCATCGCCCAGTTGACCGCCCCGGCCCGGTCCACCTGCCCGGTTTGATCCATGCCCATGACCCCCTGGAGAAACTCCAGCTTTTGCTTGAGCAATTCCCGGTCGAGGTTGGCCACGTCGAACGCGATCCGGATATCGAACTGCCCTTGGATCTCGTCCCGGCTCACGGTGAACGGCACCCGTTGCCCGCCCGTGATGCGTTCCACGGTGGTTTCCGGCAGATACTGCTGGGCAAGCTGCACGGTCTGGGTCGCCATCTCCTGCACCTCGCTCAGGAACTTGTTCACCAAGCGGGTTTGCAAAAGCTGCGAGAGCACCGGGTTCACCGTCTGGGTGTTCCGTCCGAAATACCGGTCGAGCCGTTCCTGGCTGCTGCGTTCCACCTCCACCGACGCCCCGAGGTTGCCCGGCGGAGGGGCCATCCAGCGCAGTTCCCCCGAGCGGCGTTCGGTGTGTTGCACCCCGGGCCCGAACTCCAGCCGGGTTTTGCCCCGGTTGGGAGGGACGATCACGGGCGGGATGGTGGCGATGCTGGTGTAGTCCGTCCGCGCATCGCTCTGGGCTTTGATGCTGTCCTGGAGGGATTTCCCCAGCTCCGGCACGCTCCGGCTTTCGCTCATGGAGCGGCCCACGTATTCGCGCACCCCGGCCACGAACGGGAACCGGCCGTGTTTGTAGGGGAGCAACTCATGTTTGGCCGCCAGCTTGGGCACATGCGGCGAGATGACCGTGCAATAAATCGCGGGCACACCCGTGTCGGTGTCCGTGCCCCGGCGGTAAACGTGAAAGATTTGGATGAGATCCTCCACATCCTCAAGGAACGGGCTGGTGGACCCCCGGCGGGCCCGGGTCCAGTCGGTGGCGGTCTGGAGGATGTTGCCCTCCCAATCTTTGCCCTTGGTTTTGAGCGCGGCGTCGATGAACTCCTCGTCGTAATCGTCCGTGGTGGCGCGGTCGGCCAGTTCGGTGGCGGTCACCCATTCGATCTTCGCGATCCAGCGGGCCGCCTGCATGCTCTTGGTGGCCACGGGAAAGAACACGTCCACAAACGGGCGGAGCGCCTCCCAGCACGGGAGCGAGGAAAGCATTGTCTCGCGGGGCACCAGGCTGCGGCCGGTCTCGCGCAGTTCGTTGAGGATCACCCGGGCCTGTTTCTTCGAGATGCTCTCGGAATATCCCCGGATGAACGCCAGCATTTCCTCCTCGGCCAGCGGGTCTTGGAGTTTCTCCACGAGCAGGGCGAGGCTGGTGAGTTTCTCGGGATCTTCCTGGGCGTCCGCATAGGTCTTCTCCAGGTCGATCTCCTCGTTCTCCAGTTGGCGGCGTTGCTCCCACCACACGCCCATCACGGCCATGCCGTATTGCTGGCGGTAATTGGCATAGAGCTCCAGCTCGCGTTCCAGGTCGCTCCGGAGATGGACCTTGAACAGCCATGTGAGGATATGGTTCACGAGCTGGGACGCGCCCATGCTATCGCCCCGGCTGGAAGTGACCTGCACCATGGAACGCGAGAACGCCTCCAGCATGAGGGCGACCTGTTCGTTAATCACCTCGTCCACGGCGCGCACCCTCTGATCGCTCGCGCCGTTCCACGGCATGGGGTCCACCCCGAGGCGATCCTTCCATTTCCTCCCATCGTCGCTCTGCCCGGACCATAGGCACATCCGGGTCCGCC